TGGAGTTACAATTTTTGCACCACCGTCTAATTTTTCAGAGTTTTTCAACAACTTAAAACATAAAACGTTAGAATTAAAAATGTTATCCACTAAAATAGGCATAAATTTGTCTCTCGTCAATGCGGAGACAGTTGTAGATAAAGCCATTTTACTTTATCCTTTCTTCCGTTTACACGGACCTATTCATTGAAGTACTTCGCAATATCTGGGTCTTCCATTGAAACTTCCTTAAATGAGGTGTACTTTTTAGGAGTTTTACTCTCCTTAGCACCAACCTCTGAGGTTCCAATAACTTTCCCATCATTACGAGACTTATTCTCAGCCAACTTTTTAAAGTGGGCAAGCTGGTCCTGCATCGCATCGTATGACCACTCCTTAAAGGCAAGCTCAAGACTTGGCATACCCTCTACAGTAAAACGCTCTGCGTTATTCTCTGTAAATTGTAAGAAGTCTTTAACCCCCTCCTCATTTAAGATGGATGGGTTTGCTTCCTCAAGTGCAGTCAACTGCGAATCGAGAGTTTCAACACGATTATCCAGTAAACGTTCAGATTCTATTTCCTCTAATGCCTCTAAACGCTGTTCAAGCTCATTTGGGGTTTCCCCTTGAGGTTCAACCTCTAAATCCGGGAACTTCCCATTTAAGCCTAATTTATCAGCCTCAGAATCATCATCGAAAAAATAATCCTTTATATGTTCACGGAACTCATCGTCTCCGTTGATTTTCTCAACTAACTTGTTCCACTTCGCAACATCTTGAGCTTTTTGGGTGTTTGATTTTGACCACTCAGTTTTATTCTGAGAGTCTTTCATCCACTCCACGATAGTATCTTGGTCATAGACCTCACCATCTATCTCAATCCCTTGCGGTTCAGATTCAGTATCATTTACTTCTTCAGAAGATTCCTCTGTTTCTGTTGGTTGAGCCTCTGTGGACTCATCAACCGATGCTTCTGACACTGTGGTCTCATCGGTAGTTTCGAGACTAGCCAGTTCCTCTGGCGTAATCTCTATGTTGTTATATGACTTATTCATTTGACTTCCTTTCTATTTTGGATTGGTCATTAATAAATCTAAATTTTAACTTGGGAATAATCTGTACCCCCAGCATCATTTATTTGGTACAGGTTATTCTGGAAAATAAAAGCATTTTTCCTATGCCCTCTTTTTACAGCAACAGCAAATTGATGGCGATTTGTCATTGGAGAGTCAGTATAATTATTTCCTCCGTAACTTGCAGTTCCCTCATGAACATCTTTTTTATTATAATCACCATACTTCATGTATGTAGAAGGGCGAGAAGCTATACTTTTTAATTTCTCTTTTCTAGCCATTATACTTTAGCCTCTGAATGGGTGCTTCTACCCCCAACTAAATCAGTGAATTTGTATAATTTGCCTTGAAATATAAATGCCTTCTTTCCGGGATATCCTCGCTGTATATAGGTTGCATAAGTATTCCTATTGGATAACGGAGCATCAGACATTGTGTTGCCTCGATAAGTCGCATCACCTTCGTGAACTTCGGATGAGTCAAAATCCCCAAATTTAGTATACTGTCCAAAGTTAGGGTGAGGACCTACCATCCCACTCTTTGCTATATTTCTTAATTTATTTCCGCCCGAAGAGCTTTTCTTTTTTGCCATTTGCGATACCTTTTAGTTTTGCTTCCTTTGCTAGTTTCTGAATATCTGGGTCATTTGACTGAAACGCACTTAATATACATTCTTCTGTCACCCCCGGATAATTATTCTTACGACACCACTGCATTAGGGTTTTGGGCGTTTGCGTCTGTTTCTTTGCCAATTCCACTTCCTTCCCTCTGTCTCAGGATAGCATCCATAATCTCATCCTCATCGGTTGAGCTTTGCATTATATCCATTTCCTGTTGTAGTTGTGCCATCTGAGCTTGTTTTTGCTGTACAAGCCCCTCTAAAATATCTTTAGATATATCTTTCTGGGTCCAACGCCAGAACTGTTCTTGGTCAATTAATCCCATTTGGATTAGGTCAATAGCTTGGTCGAACCTTGATGCTCTTGACTCTGGTAGAGATGAGCCCGGCACATATTTAAAGTCCATATCAAAGTCTAAATCGTATGGAGCCACATGTCTGAACTCGTAGCCGGACCCATCCTCTGCAAATCGTCTAATTGGAATTACCTTTGAGTAATTCTGTGCTAGCATTTGTAAAGTAATCTTATATGCATCAATAATCGCATCAGTCCCAACTTCCCTCTCTTTAGCTCTAATTACTTGCTGAGAGGCTTCCTGTAATTGCTGAATGGCTCTAGAGGCAGTCACTCCAGATGGGTTTCTACCTTGTGTGATATCATGCACTCCAGACACCGTATCAGCTAATTGAATCATACTTTGAGCCATGGGTAGCGTAGATGATGATATATTGCCGGCACTCATCCTATCAATTCGCTCATGTGGACCATTTACATAAAAAATCTGTCCCGGCTTATCAGAAGGACGATTCCCCTGTGTCTTAGCTAGAGATTTACTCATAACTATAGCCGGATTTCCATGATAAATTAAATTATCCATTCCTTGAGATAAAGCGATTGAACTACCTACCACGAGGCTCTCAATAACCTCTGGCTCTCCTTTGCCCCAAATAGTGTGGGCACTTTGATAATTTTGAAACATAACAAGTGGTAAAAACTCAAATGGACTCTCAACATCCTGTAATAATGTTTTCCCAGCCCATGTAGATAATCTCCACTTTCCTTTTTCTTTATAGAAAGCCTCCTTTAAGAGGACTTGACCGCCACGATAATCAGACACCTCTTTATCTTCTAACGGAGACTCTGATTCAACCTCATTAATATTAAATTTATCTGTTGCCAGTTTTCCATTATTTTTTATAAATGAGCGATACTCATTCATTTTACCTTCAGCCCCGACAGATTTTCCATAAATATCTTTTATATCATCAACATACGATGGGGTTGCAAATACAACACATTTAGCATCCTGTAGATTTGTTGCAAGAGGGTCAATAAAAACCGTGTAAACATCTGGAACTGTAACTTGAATATCACCATTATCATCTAAAGAAAATTTTACAAAACCATTACCATAAATCAGACCATCACGCTTCATCATCGCCACAGCTCTCTGGAATTTAGCTGTATCTAAAACAAATTCAACAGCCTCCTGTGCTGTCCGTGCAGAATCAATCTGCTCCTCTGTTTTAGGCATTATATCAACCTTTGGATTCCTATCCGTCAAAATAGCATACATAGTCTCAATAACAGAATGTACGATATTAGGCTCAATACGAGTCTTATACTTAGGAAGATTAAATGGTTTAAGCATCTGTCCACTATATAGTTCTTCATTCCTTCGCCATCGAGGGATTCTTCCTTTTCGAGCCTCTTTACACGATTGAAACATCTTTTCAAGTGCATTTACCTTATTATCATCCTGTGAAGCATATTCGCTCATATTTACATCTGGGTATTTTTTAGCCATTATATTGGTTTCCGGGAATATCTACTTCTTCTATTGCACGCTTCTTTTTTAATTTTTTTAAGGCTTGCTTATATTTTGCAATACCCTTTTTATCGTATTTAAATTTTTTATTTCCTATTTTTGGCATATTAATTCCATTTATAGTTCCATCCCTCTGGATTTGGGTTTAGTAGTTTCTCATACTCAATTTCATCTTTACTTTTAACCTTTATCTCTACAGGAGCCTGAACATGAGTCAAGGCATATCTCAACGCATCCAATGCATGGTCCTCTAGCGTTGTGTCTAAATCCTCTGGTTTTTTCTCATCAAATATCATATCTGGGATTGTTCTTACTAAGTTCGGACATGTTCCCTTTAAAACATAAAAATTAGGGTCATTATCTTTATCCCAGTGCATCTTCTGTGCCAGATTTCTCCAACCGTTAACCCTGTCATTATTGGCAGGATTTAAATTAGGAACCAACGGAGTCTCGAAATTCCCAACTAACGCATTGGCTATACTTTGGTCTGCATACATGCTCGTTTCCGGTTTACGCCATGACATTGGGTTTCTTGTCCACATTGATGGGTCTCCCAAGGACATAGTAATATCCTCACCCTGCGAGTGTTTAGCTATTAACTCAGCCCACTCCATTGGATGACGTTCAGTCCCATACAACTCACGATAACACATAACCCTGCCCTTTGGAGTTACCTCAACCCAGATAGCACTAAATGGAGCACT